TCAAGCACCAGCAGCAAGTACTCCTGCTCCGGCAGCACCAGCAGCTGAAGAAGCTCCTTTTACTCCTGATCCTGCTCCAGCAGCAGCGCCAGCAGCAGAGGCAGCACCTGCAGAAGGCGGTAATGCGCAAGACATTCTAGCAATGATCCGCGCACGTCAAGGATAATAAGAGCAACTATATTGGGTTGCATTTTATAGATGCAACCCTTTTAGCTTGCCCAGCTTTTTAGATTAGGAGAAATAATATGGCGTCAAAAGCATTTGATCCAACGAAGTTTCGTAACTCGTTGACGAAATCTATTTCAGGTATGAGTGCAGGATTTAACGATCCGACAGACTGGATTAGTACAGGTAACTACGCACTCAACTATCTTATCTCAGGAGACTTTAACAAAGGTGTTCCGATGGGTAAGGTTACAGTTTTTGCAGGAGAATCTGGTGCAGGTAAATCGTATATCTGTGCAGGTAACATTGTAAAAGAAGCACAACAGCAAGGCATCTTTGTAGTTCTTATTGACTCAGAGAACGCACTTGATGAATCGTGGCTACACGCACTAGACGTAGACACATCAGAAGAAAAACTACTTAAACTTAACATGTCAATGATTGATGATGTAGCAAAAACTATTTCAACATTTATGACAGACTACAAAGCAATGCCGGAAGAAGATCGTCCTAAAGTGTTGTTTGTAATTGACTCATTAGGTATGTTGCTAACACCTACTGACGTTGATCAGTTTAACAAGGGTGATATGAAAGGTGATATGGGTCGTAAGCCTAAAGCACTAACATCACTTGTACGTAACACAGTTAACATGATTGGTAGTCACAATGTAGGCTTAGTATGTACTAACCACACTTATGCATCGCAGGATATGTTTGATCCAGATGATAAGATTAGTGGTGGTCAAGGCTTTATCTATGCAAGTAGTATTGTTGTTGCAATGAAGAAATTGAAACTAAAAGAAGACGAAGACGGTAACAAGATCAGTCAAGTTATGGGTATCCGTGCTGGTTGTAAAGTTATGAAGACTCGTTATGCTAAACCGTTTGAAGGTGTGCAAGTTAAGATTCCTTACGAAACTGGTATGAATCCTTATAGCGGCTTGCTTGAATTGTTTGAAGCAAAAGACATTATTAAAAAGCAAGGCAATCGTCTAGCTTACACTACACTTGATGGTGAAGAAATCCTCGACTATCGTAAAAAGTGGATTGGCGAAAATCTCGATAAGGTTATGGCAGATTATCTCGTAAAAGAGTCGCAAGTGGTAAATACCTCTGATGACGAAGTTAACGAAGATGTTGACGTCGATGATTTACAACCTATCGAGGAATAATTAAAAATGGATGAAGAACAGATTGCAGATGTCTGGATGACGTTTAAAGAATATTTAGATAAAAAACATGTTGAAAATGCTGCTGAACGTTTTGTAGACTTAATGGCCGATTATGGCATAAGCGACGAAACTTTTAAAGAAGCAATGGGTCACTGTAATTATCTAGATGGAGCAATTAAATATTATCTTGAACTAGATGACGATCTTGACGATGACGAATGGGATTAAATAATGGGTTGGTATAGCGAGATATCTCGTGATGTAAGTAAGATTCCTGATGCAGTATTGTATTATGAAAAAGAACTGTCGGATGCTCGCATTGAATGCAAACTAGCAGGCAATGTAGAAAAAGCAGCAGCAAGTATGCCAGGCATAGTAGAACATCGCTTTAACCAGCTTCAGGAAATAGAAGCAATCCTAAACTACTTAAACATCGAGCTGCGTAGATTGCGCAGCTCGTACTTTAAGAAATATCTTGAAAATTATCAGCGAGCATTGTCTAGTCGTGACGTAGAAAAATACGTTGACGGCGAGGCAGACGTTGTTGACTATGAAAAGATTATTAACGAGTTTGCACTAATGCGCAACAAATGGTTAGGTGTACTCAAAGCACTTGATCAAAAGCAATGGCAAATTACAAACGTAGTTAAGCTCAGAGTTGCTGGCATGGAAGATGCAAGTTTGTAAATACTTGCATGAGCAAAGTAGTAATTGTAACAGGCGGTTTTGATCCCTTACACTCAGGGCACATTGCCTACTTTAAAGCAGCACGAGAACTAGGTGATCACTTAGTAGTAGGTGTTAATTCAGATGCATGGTTAGAACGTAAGAAGGGCAAAGCATTTATGCCCTTTGAAGAACGCTGTGCTATTATTAAAGAACTTGCATGCGTTGACGAAGTGATCGGATTTAATGACGACGACGACAGTGCATGTGCTGCTATATACACCGTGTTAGCAACAAGAGGCAGCAGTTGGAAAGTTGTATTTGCAAACGGCGGCGATAGAACAAATAAAAATACACTAGAATATACAATGTACGGCAACCATCAAGATGTTAGTTTTGCATTTGGTGTCGGCGGCAGTAACAAAGCCAATTCAAGCAGTTGGATACTTGACGAGTGGAAAACACAAAAGACCGAGCGCGACTGGGGCTACTGGCGTGTACTAGACCACAAGCCAGAAAAAGGATATAAAGTTAAAGAACTTGTAATCTATCCTGGCAAAAGTCTAAGCGATCAAAAACATTTTGAACGTTCTGAGGAATGGAATGTACTCGAAGGTACAGTTAAAATGGATACCGAATGGAATAGTGTACAGAGCTCTATTGCATTGACTCCTGAAAGTAGAACATTTAGTATTGGTAAAGAAGTTTGGCATAAAGCAAGCAATCCTGGCACAGTAAACACGCATATATTAGAAGTTCAGTGGGGCGTCTGCTACGAAGAAGATATAGAAAGAAGAGATTAATGAAAGTATTTGTAGGATATGATCCAAGAGAAGACATTGCATATCAAGTGTGCAAGCACAGTATATTAACCAAGCAGCCAGCAGCTGATGTACGTCCATTAGTACAAAAAGAATTACGCGATGCAGGGTGGTACAAACGTCCTGTAGATAAACTAGCAAGTACAGAATTTACCTTTACACGTTTCCTTGTACCAGAACTTGCTAACTTCAAAGGCTGGGCAGTGTTTATGGACTGTGATATGATCCTTACTACTGACATTAAAGAATTGTTTGATCAAGCAGATGACAAGTATGCTGTTATGTGTGTACAACACGACTACACACCTAAAGAAGGCATGAAGATGGATGGACAGAAACAAACTGTTTATCCACGCAAGAACTGGTCAAGTGTTGTGTTGTTTAACTGCGCACATCCTAGTAATGCTAAACTTACACAAGACATGGTAAACAATACAGAACTAAACGGTGCATACTTCCATCGTTTTAGCTGGCTCAAGGACGAAGAGATTGGCGAATTAGATCATACATGGAATTACCTAGTAGGCGTGTATGATGATATTGAAACACCAAAACTAATACATTATACAGAAGGCGGTCCATGGTTTGAAAACTATCGCGATTGCGAGTTTAACGAATTGTGGAAAAAAGAACTGTATGATATGTTTAAGTAAAAATAAAACAGACGAATATATCAATATGTTTGCACATGGTGCAAAACTTCCTATATACGATTACGACAATTATCCGGACAACAAAGATATAGTAATCCGCAGTATGGGCAAGCGCAAACTTATTAAGCAATGCTGGGAAACAAATAAAACATTCTATTATATGGACAGCGGCTATGTAGGTAATTACAAATCTAAATCTAATCCTTACGGATGGAAACTTTGGCACCGTATAGTAAAGAATGATGTGCAGCATAGTAACATAATAGATAGACCGGGTGATCGGTGGAAACAGTTAGACTATCCTATTGAAAACCGCAAACAAGGCGAACATATATTACTTGTAACTCCGAGTGAAAAACCTTGTAAGTTTTATGGTATAGATAAAGATACATGGGTCAGTAATACTATTAGTGAAATTAAAAAATACACAGATCGTCCTATTGTAATAAGAGACAAAGCACCAAGACAGCAGCGCATTACACGTACTATATTTGAAGATTTAAACAATTGTCATGCACTTGTAACCTATCAAAGTATTGCAGCAGTCGAAAGTGTATTATATGGAGTGCCAGCGTTTACGCTAGCACCTACAGCAGCAGATCCTGTTTGTGATAAAGATCTTAGTCTAATTGAACATCCTACTCAACAAGATCAAGATAAAATATATAAATGGGCTTGTCATTTAGCTTATGGACAATTTCATATAGACGAGCTTAAAACTGGAACCGCATATCGCCTACTAAGAGGATTAGAATAATGATTAAAAGTTATGTAGTATATAGAAGAGATAAAAATAACG